CCTGGCAGAATGACCGCAATGCCAACCACACCAAGGCCGACTGGCAATTCACCACCAAAGATGCTCGTATCAAACTCAAGCATCTGTACCCCGCAATCTGACTGAATCAGGCGACTAGCTCATGCGGGCCGCAGATGGGAGCAAGCTAAGCCCGGGGCGGAGCGGCATCCGGGCGGTAACTGCCGCGGTATCGCTCGCGTTCGACTAGCGGAATTCCTCAAAACCACGTTCGCTGAACGGAGTCTAACCCACACATGCGCCGCGACAACGCAACAAAGGAGTGCGCGATGGATATGAAAATCTTCGTTCCGATCACGAAAGTCGATGCGGCGAAGCGCCTGGTCTATGGCGTCGTCACCGCCGAGAAGCCCGACGTCATGGGCGAGGTCTGCGATTACGCCAGCACCAAGCCGTTTTATCAAAAATGGTCGCAAAACTTCGCCAGCGCGACCGACGGCAAGAGCCTCGGCAACCTTCGCGCCATGCACGGCAATGTGGCAGCCGGCAAACTCATCGAGATCGCGTTCAACGATGAGGCGAAGCAAGTCGAAATCTGCGGCAAGGTCGTCGATGACGGCGAGTGGCAGAAGGTCGAGGAGGGCGTTTATACCGGCTTCTCCCAGGGCGGACGCTACCTGAAACGCTGGCCGGACCCGGATCAGCCGGCGCTGATGCGTTACACCGCCGAGCCTTTGGAGGTCTCGCTCGTCGATCATCCCTGCCTGCCGGAAGCCACCTTTGCGGTGATCAAGGCGGACGGCTCGACGGAGTTGCGCAAATTCAAGGCCGGTGCGCCGGGCGATACCTCGCCGCTCGCGCAAGCGCTCGCCAAAATCGGCGCCCGCCACTCCAAGGTCGACAAGGAGCGGATCAAAAAGATCCACGATCTTCTGGCCGAGCTCGATCCCGATTGCTGCGCCGGCGTCGGCATTCCAGGTGCGCATGTCGAGCCTAACCCGCAATTTTCCCCGCAGGCGGGCGAAACAGGCGACGAGGCCGCCGATGATGACGAAGCGGAAAAATTCGCCAAAGTTTTGGAACGCCGCGTCGAACGCCCTTTCGCCAAGGCCCTTCACGGTGTGACGGCGCGTCTCGACGAGATGGCAGCGCGGGTGAAGAAAATCGAGGATCAGCCGCTTCCGCTCGGCTCAAGTTCGGTGCGGGTTGCGGAGAAGAGCGAAGACTCGCACTTCGCCGCACCCGATCAGCTTCTCGAGCGGCCCGGCACGCTCGAGGCGCTCGCCGAACTCGCCATTCGCAAGGCGCAGTCGAATCCGATGCGCGCCATGCCGGGTTTTAGAGCGCGCAAGGAGTAATTCGCCTTTCACCGCTTGTCATTCCGGGTTCCTCGCGGAGCTTGTCATCGGGCCGGCCACTTCGGGCCGGACCCGTTGGCTCGGCCCCGGAATGACGGACGAAATATCAGCAACAATCAACCAAAGACAGGAACGACACCATGTATCAGCCCAATCTGCAGCACATTCTGGCCAAATCGACCATGCCCCGGACCGTTCAGGACTATAACGCCGCGCTCGCGAGCGCCGGCGGCTTCCTTGCGGAAATCGAGAAAGCGCATTCAAATCCGCTCCCCGGCGATCCGCTCGCCAAAAGCACCTTTTCGGAATCGACGTCCCCGACGTCGGGGCTCACCTATTACGACCTCGAGCTCGGCGCCAAATTCCTCTATCCGCTGCTCACCCCGCTGCGCAACGAGACCCCGCGCGTGTCCGGCAAGGGCGGCATCCAGGCCAACTGGCGCGCGGTGACCGGCGTCAATACGACCGGGCTGCGCATCGGTGTCTCCGGCGGCAACCGCGGCGGCGTGCAGGCGGTCGCCACCCAGGATTACAGCGCCGCCTACAAGGGCATCGGCATCGAAACCTCGGTCGATTTCGAAGCCCAATATGCCGGCATGGGATTTGACGACGTCAAGGCGATCGGCGCCAAGGTCGGGCTCGAAGCCTGCATGCTCGGGGAGGAGATTCTCATTCTCGGCGGCAACACCTCGGTCGGGCTTGGCACCACGCCGACGCCGTCGCTGGCGCCCTCGACGAGCGGGGGCAGCCTTACTGCGGCCGCCAGCCCCTACAGCGTCATCTGCGTCGCGCTCTCGCTCGACGGCATCGTCAACGGCAGCGTCGCCGGCGGCATCCAGGGCGCGATCACGCGCAGCAACGCAGACGGCTCGTCGGATACGTTCGGCGGCGGCGCTGCGGCCAAATCGGCGAACGCCACCGCTTCGATCAGCTCCGGCACCACCGGCTCGATCGCCGCGACGGTGGCGCCGGTGACCGGCGCGCTCGGCTATGCCTGGTTCTGGGGCGCGGCCGGCTCGGAAGTGCTCGGCGCCATCACCACCATCAATTCGCTGGTGATCACGGCGAATGCGGCCGGCACGCAGACCGCGGCCTCGTTGGGCTCGAGCGACAACTCGACCAACACGCTCGTGTTCGACGGTCTGCTGTACCAGGCCTTCAAGTCGGGCTCCAACTCCTACGTCGATTATCTGCCGACCGGCACCGCCGGCACCGGCTCGACGCTGACCGGCGACGGCGCCGGCGGCATCGTCGAGATCGACGCGGCGCTCAAGGACCGCTGGGACAATTACCGGCTCTCGCCCGACACGATGTGGGTCGGCTCGCAGGTCGCCAACAATCTGTCCACAAAAATCCTCGCCGGCGGCGCCAACGCCGCGCAACGCTTCGTCTTCGACAGCGACCAGGGCGCGCTCGGCGGCGGCGTCATGGTGCGCACCTATCTCAACAAGTTCTCCATGGCCGGCCCGAAGACGCTCGACATCCGGGTGCATCCCAACATGCCCGCTGGCACGGTGCTGATGACCTCGAAGACTTTGCCCTATCCGCTGTCGAACGTCGGCAACGTCATGCAGATCCGCACCCGCCAGGACTATTATCAGATCGAATGGCCGCCGCGCGCGCGCCGCTACGAAAGCGGCGTCTACGCCGACGAGGTGCTGCAGCACTACTTCCCGCCGTCCATGGCGGTGATCTCAAACATCGCTGCGGGCTAAGAGCTTCCCTCTCCCCTTGCGGGAGATGGTGGCCGCGAAGCGAGCGGCCGGGTGAGGGGCCGCTACTCGCTCCAAGCAGTCTCGTCATGCGCGGGCTTGATCCGCGCATCCCTGCTACCTGGCCGCCGCATGCATTGCCAGATCAAGTCCGGCAAAGACGAACCGTTGGGATCAGAATGAATGACTCACTGGCCCTCGCGAATCCTGACCGCCGTGCCGCAATCGTGGCCGGTGCGGACGGAGATCATCAAGGCCATCCGCACGCTGGCAGCGCAGGTCGAGGAGGAAAAGCAACTTCAGCGTCGCGCTGAGCTCGCCGCCATCCGACGCGATTGCGAGGAAATGGCGGAAGCCCTTCGCAAAGTCTGCCGCGAGCTGTGCAAAGCAGGCTTCAATCCCGATGAGCCGCGCGTGCCGGCGGGCAATCCTGATGGCGGACAGTGGACCAGGGAGAGTGGGAACGGGGTTTCGAGCGATTCACCCGTCGTTTCCGACGCCACACCCGACAACACCTGGAAACCAGGCGCTCAATACGCTGCAATTGATCCGCCGGGCATTGGCCACAACCAAGGCCCACCGCTCGGCGAACCACCCGAAATACCGCCGACAGAGCCGGCGACGGCGAAGGCGGTTAACGCTGTCCTGAAGGCCGCCGCGTATTGGCTTGCCGCCGCGGCGTTGGCGGGAGAACCAGCCGGCGATTTTATCTTGGCCTTGGGGGCAGCCGAGTGGCTATACGAGTTTCGTCCTTGGATTGATGCCTATCAAGATCCACCGAAAACGTTCGAGGAACTACAGCAGGACTTGAGTCCACTGGACGGATACAATATCCATCACATCGTCGAGCAAACGCCGGCTGCGCAAGACGGCTTCCCGAAAGATATGATCGACGCGCCAGAGAACCTGGTGCGCATCCCGACGCTGGTACACTGGGAGATCAACGGGTGGTATTCAACACCGAATGACGATTTCGGCGGACTCTCACCGAGAGATTACCTTCGGGGCAAAAGCTGGGACGAACGCGTGCGTGTTGGCCGTGACGCACTGATCGACTTCGGAGTTCTCAAGCCATGACGCGGGCCAATCTAAAGGATCTGACCGTGGCTCAAATGGTCGAGCGCTTTGCCGCCATGGGTGTCGAACAGGACCACGCGCTGCTTTGGGACGAGAATGCGAAGTTCACTCGTCTTTACTGGCAGATGGACGCGATCAAGAAGGAACTCAAAAGTCGGCCGGGCGACCAAAGGCGCGCGCTACTTGTGCTCTTTGATCACCTTAACATGCAAGTCCGGGTTAAGGCCGCAAAAGCGACACTTGCAGTAGCGCCTGAGGCCGCGCGCCGGATGCTGCAAGCCATTGCTGATTCCCGTCGGCAGCCACAGGCGGGCGACGCCGGCATGTGCCTTCGGAATCTCGACCGCGGTGTTTTTGTGCCTGATTAAGGGCCTTTCTGGCCAAGGCTGGCAGTCTAATTGAGCTTAAGCCATGACGCGCGTCAATCTTCAAGCTATGGCCGTCGCTGAACTGCTCCAGCGCTTCGTCGCCATTGCTGTCGATCAGGATAAGGCTTTGTTTAATGACGAGATCGCTAAGTTCAACAAGCTCTATGATCAAATGGAAGAGATCAGAAGTGAGCTGAAGTCCAGACCGGGAGATCAGCCCTCAGCACTTCTGCCACTTTATACTCACCCCAACATTCAGGTACGACTGAAGGCAGCCCTTACCACGATGGAAGTTGCACCCGAAGCTGCTCGCGAAGTGTTTCAGAAAATCGCAGACTCACGTCGCTATCCTCAGGCGGCGGACGCACTTGCGGCTATCTGGCGTCTCGATGGAAGGCCGTTAGTACGAAACTAGGGCGTCGTACGCGGCGCTAGGAGACCGGCGTCTATGCCGACGAGGTCTTGCAGCACTACTTCCCGCCGGCCATGGCGGTGATCAGCAATATCGCCGCAGGGTAAGTCTTCGTCGCTTAACTCAGCGAGCACTACGCTTCCCGACTCGTCATGCGCAGGCTCGACCCGCGCATCCATGCGGCGTCGCGGCAGCAACGCGCCAAGGAGTATATCTTGGGCAAAATTGCGGTGGCGAAAGCGCACCGAAAAACAAGGCGTGAAGCGGGCTGGGCATACTAGACGACCGATTCCATGAAACCAATCAATTGCGCCTTTGATCTTCCATCCACAGAATGCGGCCGTTTCGAGCATCCCATATGATTCGAACTTTGGAAGCGCT